CACCGCCAGAGCCAGAGCCATAGCCAGAGCCAGAGCCAGAGCCATCGCCAGAGCCATCGCCATAGCCAGAGCCATAGGCAGAGCCAGAGCCATCATGTCTATTTATCGTATCACTCAGCTTTGGCATCTGGTTGTCCTTCAATATTGTTGGCTACATCATCAGATACAGGGATTATTTCTATAGCTTCGAGCCAAATTCGGTCAATGGCAGGAGCAACGCGAGATTTACTGTCAAGACCATGCACCGCTACCCCGCTTAAAGAAATGGACTCTTTTGCTTTCCAGTACCAAAGCCTGCGAGCATTCTTCAAAATAACTTCATTTCCGTCTTTTTCTTCTATCTCTCCGAAATGTACTCCTGCAGAGTATGTTCGAATAATTGCTTTCTTGCCTATCATGCTATGTTTCCTTTTTGTGTCAGTTTGCGTGCCTTGAAAAAATGAAGCAATCTGTTTTGCTTCTCCGATTGTAAGGTTATCTATGTTCATTATTTTTCCTTTTTATAAATAATTTTCGAGAAAGACTCTCATTAAAGCCATTGGTGATAGCGGCTGGAATCGAACCAGCAATCCTAAGTCTTATTTGTCCCACGACACAAGAGGGAATCGAACCCTATACTGCACCAAGCACTATCATAAAAAAAAATCTCTAATTCATGCCCCCAAAAGGGCATTAGTGAAAAAAGGCAGTTATCGTACTGCCAGACGAAAATCTTTCAAACGGTTTACACTTATGTATTGCTGGGATGTGCTGTCTTGTTGAGTGCCTTGCGGCAAAACCTTTTTTTAGTTTGCCTTTTAGCGTCTTGCTTAGGACGGCCAACCTTCTTTTTCTTTCTCAATCATGTATTCGATTGCATCATTCATGCCCTGTCCAATTATGTCATACGGCATATAGTCAAGCAATATCTGTTTGCAGATATTCAAGTCTTTTTGCAGCTCTTCATCTGCCTTAATAACATCAACGTTAACCACTGCCTGAAGCGTTAAGTAAACGTTCCTGATCGCCTCATATTTTTCTCTCTCCATCATTTTCATCTTAATACTCCGTAATTAAAATAAGTAACATGAATATCGCACCCGTCCATGTTGGCAGCACGAAGCCAACTGTTAAAATATCAAGTAGCTTTTTCATTTTCTCTCCTTTAAATAGATACTTAGGAGGCTGCACTTTGAGGAGGCTATTTTTTAAAGAAGGAGTTGGGATAAAAAAAGTTAAGTGCAGCCACATAAATATCTATGCGCTCTTATGACTCGCTTGCGCGTTTTGCTTAGTCAGTTGCCGTCACGGATTAAATTGTTAAAAATCTTAAATCATTTACGATTTATAAAAGCATTATAACATTAAATTGATTTGCTTGTCAAGGAATTTTGTATTTTTTTTAAATATTTTTTCTTTACATTACTTTAAGGATAAAATGTTATTATTTCATATATACATTATAAAGGAAAAAAATGAAAGAAGAAACAACATTAATTAATATGAGAATACCAAACTCAATTTTGAAAGAGTTTGATGAGTTGGTTGCCAAAGATAATTTAGTGCCAAGCCGGACTGCTAAAATTATTGCAATGATGCACGCCGAGATTATGAAGTATAAAAAAAGTGATAAAAGATGACAAATTGAGAAGTTAAGGACATAAGATGAACATACAACCAACGCTACAAGACATTAAAATAGCAAAAAGAAAACTAGAGGGGGAAATATCAGAAAAGCTAACTGCATTTTCGAGACAATATGGATGTGAACTTAATATATCATCTAATTATGCTTTCTACTCGGCATTCCATGGTGAGAACATATTTACATACAATGTCAAGATTGATATAAATCTCTAATCCAAAAACAACGCTGCGGCTTCTTCCCAGCCGTTGCAAACATGGACTTTTTGTCCATGATCATTAAAAATAGAATGAATTTCTTTCTGTTCCTTAGATACTCTTCCGTTTTTCTTTTTCTTCATTTCTATCCAGAATATTGATCTGTTCGGCAATATACAACACAGGTCGGGCACACCGCTTACAACGCCTTCGGCTTTAAGCCTTTTGGCTACGGTTATATTTCTAAGTTCGCCGTTTGGGATAGCAAAAACAAACCCGTTTACATTTTCTCGGAACCAATTGACGAATGTAACCTGTTCCATGTGCTCGCTGTCTATTGTTTTAGGCATTAGTTCGCTTCCTTGTTGTAAGATAATATTTTAAAAAATCCGCTTTTTTCTTTGACATATTCTACCGTTTTGATGCCAAAATTTTTATGATACATATATGCCTGATACTGCTTCAAAGCATATTCATTCTTCGGGTCGGTTTGAAACCAAACAGTAAAAACTCGGTATGGCGTAACGATTTCGACACGCAAAGTTGGATTTCCCGCCTTAGATACGCTCGGCTTCTCATGTATCGCCAAAACTTCATCTATCTGTATTTGGTGCGGGTCCTTTTTCATCTGTTTGAATTCAAACTCCAATTTTTCATTCGGGTCTATCAATTCTCCACGGCATTTAGTGCAATATTTTGCAGCGATATCATTGTCCGCCCCGCACTGCTCGCAAACTTTGCTTGTCCATCTGTACCCGCAACGGTTCATCATTTTATCATAACCCATGCAACTCCGTCCGTAATGCGCCGGGTACGGTTCGCCTTTGTCTGTAAGTATTCTCATATTTCTTAGGTCGGTGAAATATCCCTCTTTGTCTATCCGATATCCCTCTTTGTTTTTTCTCAAAGTGAAAACATTTGTAAGCCCGCAAGATGGGCAGATAAACTCGCCAGTTTCAGTACCTCCTGCACTCAATTTGGCTTCTATTTTTGGATTAAACAGATCGCCGTCCGGTGTATGCCTGTCAATATTTCCGGCGTAATCAAGCACCAAACAATCATTCTTACCGTCAAACAGCCGAAGCCCGCGCCCTATGATCTGTTGGAAAAGCCCTGCGGATTCCGTCGCTCTCAATACCGCGATCACGTCCACATGCGCTGCATCATATCCTGTAGTCAAAACTGCCACGTTCACGAGGTATTTTATTTTTTGATTTTTGAATCGGTTTAATATGCTTTTTCGTTCCGTCTTTGGTGTTTCGCCAGTGACGATTGCAGAAAGTTCTGGAGGCAAGCTTGCCAAAACTTCATCGGCATGCTGCACGGTTGCCGCGAAAAACATCACACCGCGCCTATCGCGGCTTTTATGCACCACATCGGCAACGATAGCGGCCGTCTTTCTGCCATGCCCAACGAATGCTTTGTCTATATCGTTTTGGTCGAACTTTCCCATGCGATTTAAATGCAGGTTTGACGTATCGTATTGATCCCCGCCTATCTCACCTATAACCGGTCTCGTTAGATATCCCCTTTCTATCAATTCGCGCGCTTGTAGCTTATACACTAAATTAATAAAATAAGGCTCTTTAGCTTCAGACTCATGCTGCGCTATTCCTTTTTCGTTAATCGCGTAAATATACCCATTTCCGAGCCGATACGGGGTAGCTGATAGACCAACTACACGCAACATTTTGTTTTTTGACTTCATCTTATCGATGATAGTCTTTATCGTCGGTGTGATGGAATGAGATTCGTCTATGATGACCATTGCAAACCGATCGCCGAATTTTTCTATGCCGTTCTTGATGGTTTGGGGCGTCCCGAATACTACAGGGTGGCGCAAACACCTAGCGCCAAGGGATGCGCTGAATATAGACGCAGGCTCTCCCGTTGCTAAATATTTTTCCCGATTTTGTGTAACAAGTTCAGCGGACGGGGCAATGCATAAAACGCTTTTGCCCCCGCTTTTTTTATGTATAATGCGCGCTATTTCCGCAACAATGAGAGATTTACCCGCGCCTGTCGCAAGCTCTGCAACACATGGTGCGATAGAACCTGATACATGCGATATTATCGCATTAACCGCCTTTTGCTGATAATCCCTCAACTGATACATTTATTTTACGCTCCAAAAATCAGTTGGTTTCCCTCGATAAGGCTCTAGGTCCGCATCCGGCATTAATTCATTGATCGCTTTTGCATAGCTTATTGACCCAGCGCGCACGGTTTTATAGAGTTTATGCCCTGCAATTTCCCCGCCCTCGTTGTCAGTCAGTGCAACCATTCCGTTTATAAGTTCCTTTTGCCGCTCTTCAATCTCCGATTTCATTTGTTTTAGACTTAGATATTCATTCATCAATGCGATCAATGTTTCATCTGTGTGCTGCATGATCGAATTATCGGTTAGATACTTATCCGGCGATTCTATCGCGGCTAAATAGTCCTCGTAAAATAAATCAACATGATAGAACATATCAAGCAAAAAAACCTCATCTTTATTAACAATTTCAGTCNTTGTCCCGTAAGGTGAATATTGGAAGAAGTAACACTCANTCTTTCCTGTGCAATATAATTGCATTTGAATTTGAAAATAATAGTGCGGCTGTTCTTTTATGCTTTTGAATTCACCGCCATTTCTAAGTCCGTATGGACACTTAACCTCAATCAATTTTCCGTCGCTTACATACCCGTCAGGTGATGCTCCTATCGGTATTTTTCCAATCGGGGTTACCGCCGGCACAAATGGGGCAGGCTCAACTTTAAGTCCTGTTTCCATCTCGAACTCGGCAATCGCGCCTGCTTCATGGAACGTTCCGTAATTGGTCGCAACGTTGCCTTCAAATTCATTCGGATAGCCAAAATATTCGCGTATCATGCGGCGTAGCACATCTTCGCGTTTGGCGTATGGGGCTTGCCCCATAATCGCACCTACTGCGGACGCTGTAATGCGCCCTTTCCTTTGTTCCAACCATGCTTCGGTTCGCTGCTGTATATTTTCCATTAGAACGGCACCGCATCTTCAGAAAAATCAAGATCATTATCTTTTTCTACCACTACCGGGATAAAATTTGCAGGTTCATCGTCGCCGCGCGGGGATACTGCGGATACCCAGTTGCCTCTTCTTGTTTCCCCGCTCTCGTTTTCCATCTCCCAAACTTGCAGCATAATCACCATGAATTTGTTTGTGAGTTTTTGGAGCATTTTATCGTCCGGAACTTTCCCGCTCGCAGCAAGCCCGCCCTTTGCATTATGGTCGATCGCCATTAGCATACGTTTCGCTTTTTCTGCTTTCTTTTCGTTTTCGTCATAGACTTTTATCTTTTGGAATATTTTTCTATTTTTGTACACATCCGGTTTAAAAATGTTCCATCTTGCAGAAATATACTCTTCGCCGTTATAAGAATCCCATTTGATTTCATCGATGGCGGCAAGCACCTGTGTTTTTGCAGGTATCGGTTCGATTTCTCCGCCGCCCATTTCAAATTTGCCTAAAAGTTCCTCTTCCGCTGTTGGTTGTATCCAAAATGCTGTTTTGCTTGACATGTTATTTTCCTTGTTCATAATAATTTACCAACTGAATTGGCAAACTGTATTGGGTCTTTTGCGTTTTTAGTAAGATTACATTTATTGCAAGAGACAACTAGATTGCTTAGTGTATGCTCACCACCTTGTGCAACACTTTGTTATTTGTTGTTCTTTAGCCATTCCGACACCAGCATGTTGATAACTTGCGTTCTAGGCATATTTAAACGCTTTGAAATTTCTGTTAATTTCGCGTAAACTTCTTTTGATAACTTAACCATTTATTACCTCCTTAAAAAGATAGTAATAGTTTACCTTTTATATAATTAATGTTTACTTAATATGCCGATAAAATCAACCAATGGATTTTCGCCTTTTTTCATGATTAAATCATGCTCTATCCCAAATCTATTTTTAGATGGATATGCAGCACTAGCATAACATATCATCAAGCGAGTTCCATCGCTAAACGCTTTTGCTTTCCCCGTCTCGTTATCTTTTGTAAAGGCTTCAAGCTTCAAGAATGCTACTACGTCGACATCATCTAAATATGGTGCAGTTGATCTTTTACCGAGTC